GAGCCCCACGCCTTCGGAACGAGAATCGGCGGCAAGAGCAGGTGCGCGATGTGCTTGATGCGGTTCATTTCGGGAGATAGCCGGAGATGAAGGACGCGGCGGCGATACGCGGCTTGCCGTAGGTGGCGGGGTCTAACATGCGGAGCGCATGGCCGCATTCCTCAAGCACCTGATCGACCGGCATGGTGAACTGCTTCGATGCCGAGCTGCCCGCCTCGTTCCAGGTCATGAGGGTTTTGCCCTCAATCAGAAATTCCTTCGCCCGCTGCTGGATCGCGAGCACTTCGGAAATCGTGAAGCCGGTGATGAAGAGTCCGCGTGCCATGTCAGGTTGCGCCTGTCAACGGTCAGGCTATCTGCCTGCCGCTCTTCCGAACCTGGCGCGCCTCGGCAAGCGTGACTCCGGTCTTCAGATGAAGGTGTGGCTTGTCTTCGGGACTCTTCCAGCGTCCACCCCATTCGAGCCCGAGTTCTTCTCCTATCTCTCCGCACCGGTCCATCAGGGGACTGTCCCATTGCGGTTGCCCATTGGCGTCGAAGATCACGAAGTCCCATGCCACGCCGAAGTTGTGCCACGAATAGCCGGGCTTGGCGTTGGTGACTTTGGAACCGGGCTTGGTTCGACCCTGTGCATAGAGTTCCGCCTGTTCCTCGTAGGTTCGCAAGCCGCAGATCACCTTCACGTTGATTCCCTCGGCACGGCATCGCACCAGCCATTCGCGTGCCTTCGCCTGTGCACCGAGAACCAGAGTGGCGATGTTCGCCTCGGAGCGGGAATCGAAGGTCGGGACCTGCAAAATCAGCCCGAGTTTGGCGGCCACCGCGTTGGCCGTCTGGTCGCCCGGGATGCCATCAGCGGTGATTCCCAAAAACGATTGGATCTTCTTCCACAGTGCCGCACTCATGGCTTACTTGGAAGTGCGGGGTTCCACGACGATTTCGAAGCGACCGTCCGGATGAACCGTGAGTTTGCCCTCCTTGCTGATGAATTCACCAGAGATCACGGGTGGCGTGGAGCACGAGGCAAGGAACGGAATGGTTAGCACCGCCATGGCGAAACAGAACAGGCCGACCTTGAATGACTTGTTAGGCTTGCCGTCGTCGAAGAGGTCGCCGAGCACGACGACGAGTTCTTTCACGGCGAGTGCGGCGGGACCGGCGGCGAGCAGGTATTTCGCCATGCCGGGTTCGAGCAAACTGGCAACGCCGGTCAGATCGAGTGCGGCGAGGGTGGAAAGGCCGGAACCAACAAAGGTGAGGAAGCGGAGGATAGTGACGGTTTTCATGACTCTCCGTCCGGGGTGTCAACCGAGGCGGCGGCGATGGACTCCCGTCCGACGATCTTGAGCATGGTGGCGGCAGCCGCCTGTTCCGCTTCCGCGTCAAAGTAATGGTTTGGTCGAGAGCCGATCTGCTTCCACATCCACTGGCCCTTTTCCTTGATTCGCTGCTCGCTTTCCATCTGAGCGAGATAGTCGTCGTCGATGTCGTCGGGAACCTCCCATGTCGGGCCTTGGGCCGGATCCTGGTTACGGCGCAGACGGGCGAGCGTGTCCTTGATATTGAGGTTGCTCCAGTAATGGACGTGGCAGTGTTGGCGATGAGACAACACCACCTTGCGCCTGGGTGAGTAGAACCGCTGGACGGTTTTGCCGTCGCGTCCCTTATGGGCATAGACCGGGCGGCGGTCGCCGATCAGTGCCACCCAGCCGCGCTTGGCGCATTCTCGATAGACATCATAGGTCGCATAGCCGGCGTCGAGAAAGACAAGGCTTGGGTGAACCTCGAAGCGTTCCTGCAACACGTCGATGTCGGTGAAGGTCAGGATGCGCTCGTTCCACATGAGGCGGCTCGATCCCTCCGCCGACCACGAACGGACCACAACGAACAAGTGATCCATCTGGCAGTCCACGGTGATGAAACGCAGCGGGATCAGGCCGGCGCGCTCGGGCAGTGGGGCGGAAATCACACGCCCTGTCTTCGGATCAATCGCGCCTTCCTCTTCCCACGTCTCGCCGCGCTTGTAGCCGGATTTGACGATTTCGAGTTTGTAATCCTCGACGTATTCCCGCCACGGCAGGCCAAGACGCTTCTGATAGAATTGTTGCAACAACGACACATCGCCTTTCCGCGCCGATGCCTTGGCCCGCAGGTAGAGTTCGGCCAACTGCCCCCAGCTCATCGCGCACAGGGCGTTCCAATGGAATCCGACGTTTTCCTTCGATGCTTTCGGATTCTTCGCGACGAAGGCCCCGGTGGCGTTGAGTTCGCGGCGAGTGCGCTCACCATCGTTGAAGTAGTGATTGCACGACTCGCAACGCATCGCGGCGGTTCGCCGGACCTCGTCGAAATCCCACTCGCCGGTTTCGTCGCGCGCCGACTTGCTCCACTCGACGTATTCCCACTTGAACGGCTGACGGTGATGGCACTCCGGGCACGCGAACGTCCATTCGCGCTGGTCGGTCATCTCGAATTTGCGGTGGGTGTCGTCGTCTTCCTCGCCGCCCTGGCTCATGAAAATGCACTTGCCGAGCCAGCCGAATGCAGTGACGCGAGCCTCGGCTTCCGCCATGTGACCCTGGGGCCAGCGCCACGTTTCGTCACCGATCAACCAGCGGATCGAACGACGCTGGAGGTTGGTCTTGTTGTGCGCTCCGAGAATCCAGAGCGTCATGCCATTGGTGAACTGGATCGCGTTGTTCTTGCGCTTGTGGCGGTGAACGCCGGTCGGCATGAGCCGTGCGACCGGCTGGCATTGATCGAAGAGCTTCTGCAGGCGTGATTCTGAATAATCGCGGGCGTCCTCGTCGGTTTGGTCGAGCCAGAGCGCAGGTCCCGGCAGATTGGAAATGATGTAGCAGAGCGTGAGCTCGGGTGCGGTGGTCTTCGATGACTGCACCGACGCAATGATCGAGACCAGACGGATGCGCGGATCGACCAGCGATTCCATGACATCGCGAATCCAGGGCGAGTTATCCGACCGGAAGCGTCCGGGATTGGGCGAATAAGGAATGGCCTCGATGTGATCTTCACACCATTGCCAAGCGGGGCGACGGTCAGGCGGTTGCCACGCCTCGCGCCAGATTTCCTTGAGGACACTCATGCCCTTGCCGCCAACGTCAACACCCATCAGCCTTCGTGGAGGCAGCGCAGGACTTCGTCGATGGCACGGCGGCATTCCCGCTGGATGCCGGTGGCGTCGAGACCGGAGAGCACGGGCGGAAGCTCATTCTCGAATTTTGCCCGCAGAATGGATGTCGCTTGGGCGACCAGACCGATCCATTCCTCACGGACTTTGGTGAGCGCGACGTATTCGCCCTTCTTCACCGCGATGCGCAGCTCCCGCTCTTCAACTTCAGCCAGAAGCTTTCGGGCTTTGAGCGCCTCCTCGTTGCCGACCGGCACCCGTCCGGCATTCAATCCGCGCATCCTGACGAACTCGCGCCAATCGGCCACCGGCCAGAGTCCGTTAGATAAAGCCTTGGGCGCGCCGTCTATCTTCTGCCAAGTCGAAAGCGTGCGGCGGGAAACGCCAAGCACGGCGGCGAGTTCCACGAGTGTCTTGGTGTAGGCCAGCGTATCCGCGCTGCCCGCCGCCCGGGATTCGATGCGTGTGCGTTCGGCAACCGTGAGAGGCTTTCCAGCGGCGACCTTCTTGACGATGTTCTGGAAATCGGCATCGAGGATCTTCTCGGCGATGTCCGGGGCGAGAGTTTGCCGCGCTTCGTCGTGAGATCGTGGATTGCTCATGGCTTCACCGCCACCCATCCGGCGAAGTTCAGGTGCCGCCAGAAGCAGTCCACCGAAGTGAAACCTTCCTGATGGAGAAGTTCCTCGTTCCAGCGGGCGGTGACGGGAACCAGCACGCCTTCGAGCGACATCCGCTTGCGGTCGATCTGACTCTCGGAATATCCGTTCTCCCGCTTGATGTTGAGGAAGAGATTTACGAACGCCTCATCGAGCTTGGCCGTGGCACCAAGAACCTTCTCTACCAGGATGAAAGCTCCACCGGGAGCCAGTGACTCGAACACCCGTCGCACGATCTGCTGACGGTATTCGATGGGGGTGAATTGCAGGGTGAGCACCGAGAGCACGAGGCTGGAGGTCACACAGGGGAACTCGTGGCGTAGGTCGGCAGACTGGATGCTGACGCGATTGCCGTGAGGGTGGTAGGTAAAGTTCTGACGCGCCGCCTCGATCATCGGATCGCTGATTTCCAGGCCGACGTAATCGTTGGCCGCGCCGAAGTTGGAGACGAACGGCAAGAGCGCCTGGCCGCGGGAGCATCCCATGTCGATGATGGCAGTGCCGGGTTGCACAAAGCGCCGGCCAACCTCGAAGGTCACCATCCGCATCGCATTGTATTGCGGGATGCTCCGCTGGAGCATGTCGTCGAACACGGCGGTCACTTCCTGATCGAACTGCCAGGCTCCGCGTGGAATCACCTCGTCACGTTGGGCTTCACTCATGCCCGCGTGGCAGATGTCAACGCGGCAGCCGCTTCACGATCCGAGTGCCCTCGGTCAGGCAGGTGCCTTCCGTCGTCACCCAAAAGCAAGGAATCGAGAACCGGGCATACATCTCGCGGGTCCGTGGATTGCTCTCAATCGCGATGTAGCGGGCATCATCGCCGTGGATGGGAAACACGTCTTTTTTCAGCAGATGTTCCTTGATCGCCGGTGGATTCCACCAGCCCTTCGGCGCGAAGCACGCATCCTGGGGACGCCAGCCGGTTTGCTCCTCGATGCGGTCGAGCGTCTTGATCGTCCAGGTTTCCGGGCGGGCGGTGATGAGAACGACAGTGTGAGGCCGCACAAGTTCCACCAGCCATTGCCGGTATTGCTCGTTCGCAAGTCGCTTCTCCATGCGCTCGGGCGTGGTGCCGTGCTTGGGCGAGTTCGCCACCAGCGTGTAGTTGAGGTCTAGCAGGATGATCATAGGGTAATCTGAAGACGTTGGGAGAAAGAGTCCATGGCGCATTGCGCGAGTTCCATGCGGGTGCCGTCCGGATAGGGCAGGTTGAATTCAAACTCGATGGCCGCACGCAGGCGGGCTGGATCGACGGGACGTGCCGACGCACAGGCCGCGTTGATGTTGTTGGAAAAGTCATCGACCTTCACCGAGCGGAAGAACGGGCCGAAGAGATCACGGAACTCCGAAACGGTGTGATACTTCTGAACCTTGGGTTTGTCCTGAAAATCACCGATGCGAATTCCCGGTTCGTAGTCGAGTCTGAACGCGATGTTGCCAGCGTTGCTTTCGTTCATGAACGCCTTGCCGTTGACCTGCCGCCAGCCGGATTCACCTGCGGACGATGCACAGGCATAGACCTTGGTGAACGGTTTGCACAGGGCGGCACAGAGGCAGGCGATGTGCTCGCGGTCCTCGCGGAAGGGCACGGAATTCAACACGCTCGCGATGAAGATGCTGGTCCACTCTTTGCCCGCCGCCACTTCGGCTAGAAAGGCGCGTGCCAATTCAACGCTCTCCGCCTTGTTGATGCCGCCGGGGCCGAGGCGATAGGGCTCGAACGGGGTGCAGTCGATACCGGCTTGGCGCAGGAGAAAGGTTTCCGTCAGGTGGCCGGCACCGAAGTCGAGAATCGTCGAGCCATGCTCCTTGGTCCAGCGAGCACGATCCGTCGCCTTGCCGATGTCGAAATCCTTGCATGGCTTCGCGCCATGCGTGGCGAAGATGAAGCCATTGCCCAGCTCGCGCCTCACGCGGCGTGCGCGACGGAATGAGTTGAAGCGGAGCATGTCGGCATAGCGCGTGTGGATGTCGAAATCCATCGAGAGCAGATTCATCATGGCCCGGGCGAATTCGGCTTCCTCCTCGGTGACGAACACGACCGGCGCGAATGCGGCTCCCTTTTCAGCCAGCATTTCCAGCCTGCCGATACCGTTGATGACCGTGAGATCCTCGCGGCAGACGATGGGCATGAGGATGCCATGGCGATGCAGCGTGCGGGCGAGATTGCGTGCATACTGAATCCAGCGGCCTGAGTTCACACGGCAAAGATCCTTCACGGCGACTTCCGCGGGCTTGAGGCAGCGCAGGAATCCATCGCTGCCGACCTGCTTGTCGGGGATGCGGGCGGCGAGTGCCTCGATGTCCAGTGATTGCAACTCACTGGTGACCCTGCCAGGCGTGCTGTTGAAATCGAAATCGTTGGTCGCCCGGTTGAACACGATGTTGAGTGCCTTGCGCTGGTCGAGGTCGAGCGCCTTGGTCCGGGAAACAGGAACATGCGTGGCACCCATGCGCGATGCGACAAGGTGGCGCTGGTGGCCGGAAAGAATTTCGCCGTCCGAGTCGGCGAAGATCGGGGCGATGAAACCGAGCTTGCGAAGCGACAGTTCAATCAGGTCAAGCCGCTCGGCAACCGCCGACCGTGGGTTGTAGGTCGATGGCCTAACGGCTTCGATGGATTCGAGGGTGATGTTCATAGTCCGAGGCGGCTGCGGATTTCGTTGAGCACGCTTTCCTTGTCGAAACCGGCGTCTTGTTTCACGCGGTCGCACCACGCGATGAATTCTTCCTGAGTGATACGAAACCGATAGAGGCCGACTGCGACGGTGACGTCGCTCTTGTCGAGTTCCTTGTCGTGGCGGTCGTCGTCATCCTCGTCATCGTCATTGCCACCCGGATTGAGCAGGCCCTCGATGTCGGCAGGCTCGAAGCCCGCAAGGATCGTATCGAAGTCGATGGCCTTCCATTCGCTGGCGATTTTTTCGAGTTCGTTGAGATCGACCGTGGAAAGTTCGGCCAAACGATTGTCTGCCACCAGCACGGCGAGTTCATCGTTCTCGCTGGCGAAGTCCTGATAGTCCACCGGCACGACCTCGACGCCGAGGTGCCTGGCTGCCATCAAGCGGCCGTGGCCGGAAACGATCAGGCCGGTGAGATTGGAAACGGTGATCGTCTGCCGCCATCCGAAATAGCGGATGTTTTTGGCGAGCAGTTCGATCTGCCTCTGCGGGTGGGTGTTCGGATTG